CTGGGTTGGGAAGGTCAGGCTCCTGGGATGGTGGCTGGCCGGTCTCGCGCTCCCAGGCGGTGAGCTGTTGTTCGAGGCCCTTCATCAGCTCCCATACCTGGCTGGCTGGAATTCTCACTCGGGCTAAGATCCGCGCGGCAAGGACGACGACAGCGTCGCCGGTGTCTTCATCCTGGCCCAGGTATGGCGGCTGCCGCAGCGATGCAAAGTCGAGGACGAACGTTTCAGGTGTGTGCCAGATCGACGCGAAGTCGGCATGCTCGCCAGGCTCGATCTCCGGCGAGATCTCGACTTCGAAGCGCGGTTCTGGTTCCGGCATCGGTTGGGTCATGGCAGTCTCCTCGTCGGCGTTGCAGATGTCCGTCAACGGCGTCGGACCACATCTAGATGTCGAGTTCGATCACATGCTCCTCACCAAGCGCGGCGGCAACGGCCGTCAGCAGCACGGGGTCGCCGTCGCGCCACCCTGGATCAGCGGCAAGCTCGTCGAACGAGTCGAACTGATAGAGCGCTTGCTGCTCGTAGTTGTAGATGGCGATCCGGTGGCGTCGGGTCAGATACACCGTCAGCTCCGACGGGTGGTCTCTGTAGTACAGCTCCTTGCCGACAAAGGCGACGTCAGACCCTATCTGGTCGTCGAACACCTGGACTCGCTGCATGCCTTCGTCGAGCTTCCCCAGCTCCGCTCGACGGGTCAGCTCGCGGCGCAGCGCTTCCTGGCAGACCGCAGAGACGTTGAGATCGGCATGCTCCTTTACCATCTTGGCGAGGTCGTCGGGCAGGTAGACGGTCATCCTCATAGCGGCCTTCCTTCCTATGTATGTACAGGAAGGAAGTATATACGCATCCAATGTATGTATACAACCCAGTCCTCAGATGTAAATGTCAGGACGAGTCGCACCAGCGAGTTCGGCAGCACGATGCACGGCCATGACGGCGGCGACGGCAGCGTCGATGCGGCGCGGCGAGTCCTTCGTCTCCTTGGCCAGCCGGGCGCCGCGGGAGTCCTCACGCAAGATCGCATTGCCGACATGACGGGCCAGCCGAGAGTCGCCGTCGTGCGTCAGCTCCTGGTCGACGACCAGCTGATAGAAGCGGGCGGTCGCCGGCCCCATCCTGGCCGCGGTCTGGAAGAACTCATGGACCGGAACCCCGTCGCCGTCCAGCACTTCCAGGGACCGCTGCCAGCGGTAGGGGTCCGCGGCAACCTCGAGCACGCGCCACCTCGAGCACGCCGCCCGAATCGCGTCCTCAACGGTGACGACGGGCACGCGCCAGTCGCGGCGGCCCTCCGGGGCCTCCCAGATTTCGACGAGCTCGACATGGGGGCGGGGTTCGATGGCGGCCGCGACCAGCACCGTGCAGTCGCGGGAGAACGAGCCGTCGAACGCCAAGACGACCTCAGCCTGGTCGGGGATGCTCCGTGTGGCGTCGGTGCAGCGGGCCCACGCGCCGTCGGGCAGCCAAGCGTCATCCTGGGCGACCCACTGGCCGAGCCGGTACCGGCGGAACGCGTTTTCCCGCATCTTGGGTGGCAGGGTCGCCCGGAGCGCGTCGCGGTGTAGGAAGTCGTCGAGCGCCGGGTTGGCGACCTTCCAGGCGGCTTCGTCGTCGACGGCGCAGCCCGGTGGGGCGGCGAACTCAGCGAAGTAGAACGACGGGTCACCCCCGTCGCGGCCGTGGTCGACCAGCCGCCGCATGACGCTGTCATCCTGGCCCGTCTTGGGTGGGGTGGAGATGGCCAGCAATAGCGACTTCTCCCGTTTGCCGGCGCGGGCGGCCATGGCCTCGAAGGTGTCGTCGGTGACGACGTGGAGCTCGTCGACGATGGCCAGCGATGGGTCCCAGCCTTGCAGGCTGCCCGGGTCGGCGGGTAGGGCCATGAACGTCGAGTCGGTGCGGGGCTCGTGCAGCCGGTCGGCGTAGACATGCACCCGGGCTTCCAGGTCGGGGTTGAGCTCGACCATGCGGCGGGCGGTGTTGAAGATGATTCTCGCCTGTCTTTCGTCGCTGGCGACGACCAGGACCTGCGCCCCCTCCAGCCGGTCGCCCAGCAGCCCATAGAGCCCCACAGCGGCCGCCAGGGTCGATTTCCCATTGCCGGCTGGAATGCTGACGAGCCCCTGGCGGGGCCGCGGCTCATCCAGCACCCCGCGGACGATGGAACGCTGCCAGGGGCGCAGTTTCATGGGCTTCCGGGCCCCGGTCCCCTTGGGCACGGCGATGTACCGCTGCACGAACCGGATACAGCGGTCGCCGCCACGCGAACCTAGGCGGCGCAGGTCCAACGGCGGGGCGCTCAGGGTGCCCTTTGGGCCGGCTTTCATCGTGCTAGTTTCTGGCCATGGACGAGACCAACCCCGCAACCACGGCCACCGAAGTCGCCGTCGAGTGCCTGACCCTGTGGCTGGAGGACCCACAACAGGCCATCAACCACATCGCCAATCTCGAAGTCGACCCGAGCGGGCCGGGGGGAACCAATCTCATCGTCGGCCTGCTCAACCTGAGTTCTTGGCTGCTGATCTCTCTCGCTGAAACGGAGGGCGAAGCAACCGATGTCGAGCTTCAGGAGAGGGCGACCAACATCCTCCGCAAGCTCTCGCAGCGACTCACCGAAGAGCGGTTCGACCTTCACACGATCACCGAGGGCGGCTCGGGCGCGGAGTGAGTCGGAAACTTCGGCGGGCGCAGGGTCGGTGGGGGTGGCCCTCCGGGGGGAAACGCGCTGGTCAGGAGCTTGTGTGCCAGATGCGCGGACCTCGCGGCGTTGCAGGACCTGCAGCGGACGACCAGGCGGCCGTCGGGCCTACCACCGGCGGCGACTTCCTTGACGTGGTCGGCGGTCAGGTCGGCGGACAGGTGGGCGGGCTGGCCTGCCCACCCTGGGCACCAGTCGCCGACGATGGCGCGGTGGTCGGCGACGGCGTGCTGGCGGCGTCGGCGTTCTGCTGCGTCGCTGTACAGGTCCGGGCGCTTGGCGCGCTTGAGCTGGTCACGCTTGCGCTGGCAGTCCTGGCAGCGGGGCTTGCCGCGGACCAGGGCGGGGCAGTCCATGCAGCGGCGGAGGAGGGTGCGGGTCATCGTGGCTTGCGCTTGCGTCGTACGCGTTGGGCCAGCTCTTGCTTGCACTTGGCGCAGCGATCACCCCAGGCGATGCGGCGCTTGCAGCCGATGCAGCGGGTCGTGACCTTGCTGCCTGAGCCGGGGTAGCTACCGGCGTTGCGCATCCCGCCGAGGCTGCTGCCCTTAGCCATGGCGCAGCCTTGCCAGGGTGGCCAGCAGTGGGCGGGCGATGTGCTCGGGCTCGGAGCGGATACCGACGACGCCGGCGCCGACGTAGGCGGGGGTCCTGACGACGGCGATGTGGTCGAGCTGGGCCCTGGTCCTGGTGACGCGGCGGCGGTCAGGTGTCCAGCGGCTTCCCCCAGGGACTTCCATGAACCCGATGGACAGCCCGAGCGGAACGCCGTCGCGGGCCAGCTCCAGGACCTCGTCGCCGATGGCGGTCTTGCTGACCTTCCAGGCGCCCCAGGCGGCGTCGTCGCGCTCTTCCAGTTCGACGGTGACCCCGATGGGCAGCTGCTGGTTGTCCCTGGGATGCGTGGCGGTGAACGGCACCCGGGCCGGGTCGGTGTCGGCCAGGGCGCCCCGCTCGAACTGCTCCAGGACCATGCGGCCCCGGTCGAGCACGCGGGCCTCGGTCTTCCATGGGATGAGCGGGCCATACAAGACGCGCTGGTCGGGCTCGCCCCTGAGCTGCAGCCCGGTCGCTACCTCACGAATCAGCACGGTCATGCGATACCCCCCGGCTCGTCGGGTAGGGGTGGGCGGTCCTCGAGCTCGCGGGCTTCGTTGCGGGTCAGGAAGCCGGCTTCAATGCCGATGCGGTGGGCTTCGTAGCGGTCGCGCAGGGTGGCGCGTACGAACCCGCCGGCGTTGAACTTGGCCCGCTGGGTCGACGGCAGGAGCTGGGTCGAGATGGCCCGCTCAACCCGGTACAGCCAAGGGCGCAGGCTGAACGTCAGGAAGTCCGTCCCCCGCATCTCAGGCGACGTGTACGCCTCATGCCCGGTGGTTTCGCCGGCCAGCATTTCAGGCGGCACACCGTAAATCCTGGCGATGGTGGCCACGTTGAACTTCTGGGTTTGG